CCCTCAAATCTATGCAAGCCCTACAAGCCCCTTGCTTGAGTATCAATTCGGGGCGAGGGGTAATTATGAACTGCCGGAAGTTAAAAGCCAAGACCCCGAACTTATGCAAAAAGCATTCATCGGAATGTGCAAAGGAATGGCTGAGTCATACTATACAAGCATCACAGATCGCCCATTTGTTTGCGATAAGAACCGTGGATGGTCTCATTATTATGAGTGGGTAGAACAATGGAATCCTGAACCCAAAATGATTTGCATGGTCCGTGATTTACGCAGCATCGTAGCGAGCATGGAGCGGGTCTATCGAAAGAACCGCCATCGCCCTATTGGTCCTGACAACCCTGCCGAGTTGCTGGGCATGACGACCGATCAACGTGTCGCTTACTGGCTGAACACTCAGCCAATAGGTCTTGCACTTGAAAGAACGTTTGACATCTTTCAGCGTGGCATTGCAGACAAAATATTGTTTGTTAAATATGAAGAATTATGCAGCAATCCGAACGAAACAATGAAATCAGTTTATGCATATTTGGGGCTTGAGGCTTTTGAACATGACTTTAACAACTTGAAGAAAGAGGTTGTCGAAGATGACTCGCACTATGGTCCGTATGGTTCGCATGTTGTTAAGTCTGCAATTGCTTCTCCCAAGAGGTCTGACTGGGAAGATCATTTGCCAAAAGAAACCGCACACGCCATCCGAGAAAACTACGGCTGGTATCACGAATCATTCAACTACTAAATAAGGAAAAACTATGTCAATCATTAACACAGATCAGGAGAGAACACCTCCAACAACAGAACAAAAGCAACAGCAAACTGTTCTAAGAATTCAGAGACAAGCCACACAACTGTTTAGCCAAATGGGTCAAACCTATGAAGGCATCAAGCAGTCAGTCTGGGGCAACCAACAAGGACTGACACCACAACAAGTCTTTGATGCTCTTGGAACAAACGGAGCAGAGCTGTTCCAGCTCTCGGCATTGCTCGTTCAGACAGTTAATGCTGCCAAACCTGACACGCTTGATCCGGCTCAGCCTTATGAGTTCATTATCAATGAAGACGGAACAGTAACTGTTGGCGATCCTGTTTAATGAAAGAGACGAAGTGCCGAGGAACGGTATGGAAGGGCTACGAAGTCAGTCAAACGTACTGTGACCTTGCGAACGAGCGACTGAGCAGTCGTGTGGACATTTTTGCTTAGTCGCTGCGCCCCTGTTTGATCTCTAGCTCTCTGATTCTTGATTCTAAGACTTCTATTCGCGCTCTTACGATAGCAGCATAGGCTTGTTGGTCAGATGCTTTCCAACGGTCATCGTTGTTGTGGTCCATTTGTTGTTTCAACTCATCGACATCGCTACCTAAGTGCTTTATCTCGCTGGATATAAACTCGAACCGAGTTGTGAGAACGTCCGCCTGGTTATCTAACTCAATAGATATCATTGTCGCTTGGTTTTCCATCGCTACAGATGTTAGTTTTGTTTGTATCGATGAGGTAAAGAATATGGTTCCTGCTCCTATAATCAATGCTGTTAGAATAGGAAGGGCTAGTTGTCGTAAAATAGTCCCATTTAAGAAGTTAGGTATCGTTTCTTTAGTCATAGTTCTCCATCGTACTTCGTGATTCAGTGATGTCGTTTAAGCCTGTTATAGTTCTCACCTTATGCTGTATGTGTTATAAGATAACGTCCTGCGTATATAGATGAGGAACTATACAATGGCTTTATTTGAAATATTAGTAACGGACGTAGATACGTCAGGGAACGTATACAGCGTCCTATACAACGGCGACGCTGACATATCTGATCAGGTAGCGGAGTCCTTCGTCTCTGTTGTAGATGGAGATTGGGACGACTACGCCATCGCTATGACTGAGTTGGGAACCAACACCAACACATATCGTGGCGACTTCCCTGCATGGATTACTACAGGCGGCACTTACTTCTGGGTTTGCTATGAGCAACTAGGCGTATCTCCAAATGTAAGTGACGATGTTCTTGCTTCTGGCATGGTTCAATGGACAGGAACCGCCGTAACAGAAGGCTCTATACCAGTCGTTGAGGGCGACTTGTTTTCCCTTGCCGAATACAAAGTCTACAAAGGCATCACAAGCGTTGATGCGACGAGAGATGCAACACTAGAACATCTGATTGACGCTGTAAGCAATGCTGTCAAGCGATACGTCGATCATTCAGTCGTTGCCGCTACGAGGGACGAGACCTATCATGGCAATGGAGCGAACTGGGTAAGTGTTGACAACTACCCTATTGCGGCTGTCTCGTCCATTACATTTGACTACGGAAGCGACGACCCCGAAGTTGTTGCTGGCGGAGAGTTTACTTATACCGTTGACGGTAATAACGGAACCATACTATTCAATCCAAACTCAACGCTCGCAAGACGCTTCACTGGAAATATACGAGTGCAATACTCGGCTGGCTACACAGACGAGCTAAGACCTGAAGATCTTAAATTAGCAGGAATGCTATGGGTCTGCTCGTTGAAGGGTAAGAGCGAGACAGGGCTGAACAAGAAGTCAGAGAAGCTGGGCGACTATTCTTACACCTTGGCTGGCGGAGGCGAGGATGGGAGCGGAATGCCTAACGAAGTCAAGATGCTACTTAACACCTATAAGGCTGCACCACTCTTATGAATTTAGACAACCTCTTAGACTTGACCTGCGACATCGTAGGTATATCTCAAGCCAGAACGACCACTGGCGGAACTGTTGATACAGAAAGCACCTTTGCTGCGTCTGTAGCAACATCTATACGTCAACTGAATGGAACAGAGAGGCTGAAATACGGATCAGAGAACAAGGATAGGCTACTGCGATTCTACTTTAAGGGCAGTCAGACTGTTCTCGCTTCTCAAAAGATATTGTTTAACGGCGAATACTACAACGTATTGAATGTATATGACGTTGCAGGCAAGACTGACTTGCTACATGTTGACGCTATATATGATCCTACGCCTATTACTGAGGGGAGCTACGATACATGAGCGTAAAGATTAAATGGCTTGGCGACAAGGTAGTGAAGGATATGCAAAAGCGATTAGCGGAGAACCTCCGAGAGGCTGTTACACATGTCGCTGAGAATACAAGAGCGGCACTACCACAGGATACTGGGGCGCTGGCTGCGTCCGTAGGCGTCAAGGGTAGAGGTTTAGAAGCATATTGGGGTTCTGACCTCGATTACGCAAGCGATGTCGAGTTTGGGACGCAAGAACAGGGACCAGACGGGACTTGGAGGAGAGTCCTGGAACAGTCCAAGCCTGAGATGCGGAAGATATTGAGTAAGGACAGGATCTGATGAAAGACATATACGAAGCCATAGTAACCGCCTTTGACGCCGATGGAGACCTCTCAACGATGTTCCCTAACGGTTTATTCAATGATGTGGGTTATGACCAAGAGGAGCTACCTGTCTGCGTCATTGCAGGTTTGGTAGAGACTCCATCTTATTCAACATGCGACGAAATGAGTAGTTTACTCATTCAATTCACGGTGTTTTCGACAACGGATAGTCAATGCTTCGACGCAATCGCCTTATTGAAGGCTGAATTCGACGATAAGGCTTTAACTCTATCTAACGCCACGCCCATAAGAGTGACGAGGGTGAGCGTAACTCCTCCTCGAAAGATAGACAATGCTTGGCGGGGAACCGTCGATTACATGGTGGATACTCTGGTATGACCTTAGATATTGAAAAAATATACTTTCTCGTAAAGGGAACACAAGAGCCTACAAGTTCAACCTTCAGCACTCTGACTGACAAGATTCAGATGGCGTTTGCGGATGATCTTAACGATGGCACTGGAGAGGACTTCGCTGACCAGGTCTATCACAGCACGGCTCGTCCTTTGGCTACAAGTGCCAACGAGACCTTTGACTTGGCTGGCGGCATCTCTGACAAGTTCGGCAATGTATTAACGATGGCTACGGTCAAGATGATTTACATTGCGAACACATCTGCCATAGCAACACTTGAAGTCGGAGCAGCGGGGGCTAACCCTTGGGAGGGTTGGACTGGCAACGCAGGCTCGACAATAACGATTGGTCCAGGCGGGATGATGGCTCTGTATGATCCATCTGCAAACGCAATGGAAGTTACCGCATCTACTGGGGACGTTCTCAAAGTAGAAAACAACGACGGCTCGAATGCCGCCACATACGACATAATCATTGTCGGGGCATCCAGCCAAACAACGTAAGTAAAGGAAGACACTAATGGCTATTAGACATGGCAAAGATACGAAAATAACCCTCAATGCGGCTACGGTATGCGTAACCAACTGGAGCGTTAACACAAGCGTCGAGGAAATCACCTCGACTACGACTTGCTCAGGAGGATTCGCTGAGACCATCACTGGCCTCAAGAATGCTGAGTGGTCTTTTGATGTAATGTACGATGACACATATCAAGAGTCGAGCGGCGTCCTCGCTGCGATTGAAGAAGGCGATACGATTTCGCTTGAGTTCTTCGCATTCAACACCGACACGGACCCCTGGTTCGACATGCCTACCGCAAGAGTTAATGCAGTCTCCGCAACTGGAGATGTCAACTCTGTTGTCACTGTAAGCTACAGCGGCACCAGCAATGGAGAATACGAAGTCAAGGCGATTGTCGCAACCTAATAGATAAGTCAACACCATAACTAAAGGAGCTTACATGGCAAATGACCAAATAGCAAAACCGTTGATCGTTGAGATTGAGGGGGACCACTATGAATTTACCCCTTTGAAACTGCCAGATATATCAGGGCCGGTTACGGACTACTTTAAGTTGGAGCCTGTTGCTGCATTGCTTAAGCAGCGTGACGCCTTTGACGCAGAGGTGTTTGGTGAACTGATGTCTGAGGTCAAGGATGGGGTCAAGGGCATAGAGTTAGGGACCGTGGCTTTTAACGAAGAACTCGTCAAGCCGAAGAACCTTGTGTATATGTTCTGGCTGAGCATCAGGAAGAAGCACCCTGAGATGAAGAAGAAAGCGTTTGAAGACATGTTGTTAAAAGACGAAGACGCTGCCAGAACGTTGTTCGGGAGCATCAGTCGCATCATTGCCCTCAGCGACAGTTCTCCTAAGCGAGAGGACGCTCCTACTAGGAAGGATACTGAAGGGGCAAAAAAAAAGACAGACCCTTCGACATGAAGTATATGTATAAGCAGTTGATGAGTCCTCCATACTGCATGAACGCTACCGACATCGATGGTTTGACGTTCTCTCAGTTTATACTTTACTTTGCGAGTGATGAAGATGTTAAGGGAGAGACAGAGATATCCCCAGGTAAACTCAAGAAAATACTTAAAGGGAAAACTACAGATAGTATGACAAGAGAAGATTTCCTCAAGAGAGGCGAGGAAATCAGAGAACGCAAGAAGAAAGAATTCGCTGATAGACGCCAGGTAAGGATCGATGCAGCGAAAGGGAAAGGGAAGACTAAGTAATGGCTGATGTATTTGCAGAACTAATTGCCAACGCCAGCATTAACATGGTGGCGTTCGACGCCCAGTTAATGACGCTCAAGAACAAGTTGGCTGAAGTCAAGGGCATCAGCCTGTCGGCTGAGAACAGCGAATCTCTAAAGCAACTCAACGAAGATGCTAAGATTGTTGGAGACTCCCTTGGAGATGTTTCGGGCGAGATGGAGAATCTCACTGAGAACTCTGAGAGTTTCGGTAGGGAGTCTAAGAGGAATTTTGACAAGGCATCTGTAGGTGCCGAGAAGTTCGGGAGAAAAGGCTCAAAGGCAGGAAAAGACGTTAAGGTTTCTCTTGGCGGAATCACTGGTGCGGCTGCGAAAGCCGTAGCGGTTATGGGAACGGTAGAATTGGGTCTAGGAGTAGCGAACGTTGCCGCATCCGCTTTGACCGGCAACTTCGAGGATGCTGCGGAAAGCCTCAAGAAGTTACCTGCTGGTATCGGTCCTGTCGCTACGCAATTAGAAGGTGTTCTAAATCTTGTAACCGGCATCAAAGACGAAACTGATACTCTTATTAGAACTACAGAAATGATGAACGCAGCGATGAGTAAGCGTCTTTCTATCTCTTCGCTGCGGTTCAAGCAAGAGCAGCAAGGGTTGAAGGATATCCTTAGTCTAAGAACTCAACTCTTAATATCTCAAATGGAGTTGATCGGTCTTTATAAAGACGAAGACGTCGCTAAAGAAATAGCCAGGAAGGGGCTCCTCTCATCACTGGAGGGCCAAATCGCAGATATCCTGTCAGAAATAGACGCTGTAGACGTTGAGTCTGGAGTGTTTACCGCATCGACCTCTGAAGATGCGACCAAGGAAGTTAAAAACTTAAGCGAAGCGACAAAGAAATACAAAAAGCAACTGAAAGAGATTGAGAAGCAAGAGTCGGCTATTGCCAGTCATAAGGAGCACATGGGACTATACCCACAAAGGCTCGTAAAAGATCTTGAAAAGATGAAGGAAGAACTAGCCCGTCTAAAGGGACTGCAAGGAGCAGCAGCAGACCTTGTAAAGACAAGAGAAAAAGAACTCGATATCTTTAAAGAAAGAAAAAAGGAGCTTAAGGAACAACTTGATGTCGCAACCGAACTTGCAGACATGGAAATGAAAGCGTTTGACATGAGGGAAAAGAGGGAACAGGACGCCTTCAACAAGAAAGGAAAAGAGATTCGGGATGAAAACAACAGGGAGTCTATAGAAGAGGCTTTAAGGGCAGGCGACGAACTCGTAGATTTGCTGAGAAAGGCTGCTGAGAATGCTGCTAAAGAAAAGGATGATGCAGCAAAGAAAGTCGCAGATATGCAGGCTAAACTTGATGCCGAGGCTGCTGCTAAAGCAAATGCTCTAGCTGCGATACAGGCAGCAGATATCGCTAAGGTCGCAGCTAAGGCTAAGGATACAGACGCACCCGGTCCAGAAAGAACTGACCTACGCAGCCGCTTCGAAGACTCTTTAGCAGCACTCACTAAGTCAGATAAAGACGCTAAGATTGGTCGTCAACAAGCCAAGACAGAACGTCGGGCTGAGAAACAACTAGACATCTTAGATAAGATTAGGAAAATCGGAGCGGAAAACAAAGACATTCTGAAGAACATTAACTTTGACCCGAGGTTCCAGTAAGCAGATAAGGAAGGTTAAATATGTCAATATTCGTATGGGACACATGTCAATTAACTCAAGGAGGTTTTCAATACAACGAGAACCATGAGAGTTATACCATTAACATCAATAGAGAGGGCGGAAGCAATGCTGTCCGAAAGGTCACCTGTGCCTGGGGAGACGCCGTTGCTCTCGCTCAAGACTTAAGAGGCAGCACCATTGAGGTCGATGGGAACCTCCTCTACACAGAAGCAGAAGCCCACCCTGTTCTTCCATCTCTGAAAGTCGCCTCGGTTGCGATAGAACCTGTAGGGATTCCTCTTACTACTGGTACCTGGGAACAAGCCTTCTTAACCATTAACTACGATGTGCCAGAGTTCGGTACTCCAGGCGGAGAGATAGACGTACTTAAAGAAGAATCCCTCGACGTTACTGCCTTCAATGAGTTGATACCGGCTGAAGACCTTGTGTTTGAGGATGGAGTCGTAGCAAGAGACCTTACGATAACGGTAAGGATGATCGAGTATCGTTGCACGCTGTATAAGCAAGCAACCCTCCCTATCCAAGCCATAACCGGATTAATTAACAAGGTCAATAATGGAGCCTGGACTATCGGGGCTGGCACGGTCGGCGAAGGTCAAGCCCTTTATGGAGGAGCAGAGGCTTCTCGGTCTATTACAGACACGGGGGCAGAGGAATGGACGATATCTCACGTTGTTTACATCGGATCCCATGACCAAAGACAGCGATGGAATGCGTTTGCCGGAGTGATGGAAAAAGTCGCTTTTCGTAATGGCGGCGGAGATATCTATGACTCTGGATCCTTTGCATCAGTAGGACTCTAATATATGCCGCAACCTCCTAAAAATGTAAAAGCAGGGCAGCGAATAACTGCCAAAAACTACAACAAAGTGCTAGACGAACTACGTCGCCTGGGAAAGTTGTTTGATGCCTATGGTGCAGGCGGACCTAAGCCCCTTCGAGGAGACCAGGTATGGAAAGGGATCGTAGTAGACGCAGGACCAGCAGCAGAGGCAGACTATACGGATGGTCGCTACTGGATCCAGAGATCCAAACTTGAGAACGACGAGAACGACAATGCCGCTTCAGACGTTTCCTTTGTTGAACTCGCTGACGGCGTTGATTATCGCTACGAGATCATTACTGCCACCAACCTCGCCGAGACGAGACTTGACGCAGACGCAGATACCGTAGAACTGTTCAGCCACCGAGTACAAGTAGGCTCTCCCGTCATCGTACTTAAGTACATGGACGAGGGAAGTCCCGGAGCATGGCGATACTTCTTCTGGCAGCAGCCCTCTGACCTGCAAAGGATGAGGGTCAAGAGCGTAGCCGATGACTACGTTCGCTGCGTGACCTATGACGGCTCAGTCGAGGGTGCAGACACTATCAATGTCGCTAAGCCATACGACCTGCGAAGGTCGCCCTTCGATGGCAATGCTGTCAATGGCGTTACTTATCATTATACATCAGAGAACGTCAGAACAGCGAACGACTCGAACCGCACAGTCTTGCAGACTGTGCGAGAAGAATACTATGTAGACTCTGAGATCTATGCCTCATATAGACCCAAAGGAGATACCGGCGTGACTTCGCCTGAAGTCTATTGGATTGATAGCAACCAAGCCGCAAGGAGATGGGGAAGACTATCGTTCCTGTTAGAAAACTGCCAAGATTCAACAGACAAGATGCTCGTCTCTGGAGACTTGCAAGACTATGTTGGGTTTATCGTCCGGCTACACAGCACCGGCGAACTATGCTGGAAAGTATCCGAAGCACAATGCGACTGCGACCTCGAAGAAGTAACAGTATCTGCTTCGTTCTCTACTTGCGAAGATTGTCTACCTGATTGCTACACGCTGACTCCTTGCTCAGGCGAGACAGGACTGTCTGCCTTTGATGTACGGACAGCAGCGGATATAGAGAACTTTGGAACCGTTCAATACGATGGAGGGTGCTATACAGTATCTGCTCCCATCACCTGTGCGGGAACTGAGTTAGAACTTCAACGCAACCAGTGGATAGGTTGGGTAGACTGCGACGCCTGTAGGCTCGTCTGCGTCGAACTTACTTGTTGCGATACGTCAGATACGATGGACGTTAAGGCGAGAGGTCTACTGGATTGGACAGGCGGAACTAAATCAATCTCCGTTGTCGGAGAGCCTGGTTGCTGGACCGTAGGGAACGAGGAGACTTGCGCCGCTCATGTTCTTGTTGAATTCGTCGGGTTCACCGACTGCGATGAATGCAATGATGCAATCTGCTGCTACGCCACCGACCCTTGTCCCGACCAAGTAGGAGCTCCTGAAGTCTTTAGCGCTTACAGCGTTGGCGAGTGCTACGACGTAGGCGACATCGTTAAGGTAACAGTTGACGACACGACTTGGTGTTACGAGATAACAAGCGTCCTTGAAGGTAGAGATACCTGCGAGATACCCTGCGGTAACGCAGCCGGTTCTGGCGGAGCAGATGACCGATTCTACGAGATAACAGATGAGACTCTATCCCCGTCATGCGAAGAATGCACGCCTTGCTGGAACGTTCTCGACTGTGCAGATGGCGAGACTACTGACGTTATCCGAGGCGAATTCGCAGTAGGTAAGATCTATAGGATTGAAGAGACATGCTGGGAGGTAACGGGACCTGCTGCCTGCGATGCAGGCTCGGCAACAGATGCTGACAATAGCGATGTATTCGAGACTTGTCTTGAATGTGAGTCGGCTGAAGAATGCTACACGCTGACACCCTGCGGCGGAGGCGACACCACGCTCGTCTTTGGCGACCTTGCGGGGGTTACGACTATCTGTTGGGGCGGAGCGTCTTACACGGTCTCTGCGGGGACTTGCGACGACTCCGAAGTTGAGGTCGGAGCTTATACGAGACTGGTAGACTGCGATGAATGTCCTGAAGGCTACGTTAAGATCACTGTTGTGACGGCATTCAACTCGACCACATGCGTCGTTACGACGGAGGATGTGTGCGTCAAGGATATTGGATGCGGAGCTTAAGATGGGTAACACGGACACATATGTAATTGAAGGCTGTATAGGGTGCTGCACGGGCAATCCTTGCGGCGGCGGCGATCCGCCACTTGAAGTAACGATTTCGTGGACATCCGCCCCGACCGCAAACTCGGGCTGGGGGGCTACGACGGCGGGCAAACTCGATATGTTCGGCGAGACTTGGAGCAATGGAGAAACGAAACAGATTTGCCCCACATCTTACTCAACAGATTTTACTGACTCAGCCCAGCACGCTATTTGGGTATTTAACGGCTCCACGGGCAGTTCAATAAATTTCAATGATGACATTTCTCCATTTTATGGGGTGTTTGCCGAAGGAATTGTATCGAGGGACGGAGCACAGGCAACAGCGACGGCAAACTTTTTGGTGACAATGAGCAGTTTTGTTGGAGGCGGAGCAAACACAGTTAATCTGGTTTCAGTTAATGGTGTGAGTACAGCCGAGGCTAACGCCGAGGCGTCAGCCTCAATAGCCAGATTTGACGCTTTTGGAGGATCAATTAAGACAAATGAAACTGTGACTATTAGTTGGCAAAAATCGGCATTCTTCCCATAAATCTGAAAGGACAAATGATAGTAGTTAGTGGATGTCCGCGAAGCGGAACAAGTTTGATGATGCTCTTGCTAAAAGAGGCATTGGGAGAAGACCGAATCATTGGTTCGCAATGGATGAACATTGATGCCCAGATTGATGACATCAATAAATTGGCGTGCATTGATTACATCAAGGACAAGACGAATCCTGCTTGGCGTCAAGAGCAAGCCGAATCCAAGGATATGAACCCGAATGGATTTTGGGAATGTCGTTGGACGGTTCGCGGTATCCAATGGGAACAGCAACCTCCAGCTTCAAACAAGGTTTGCAAAATCGTTTCCCAAGGTTTATCGCGGTCTAATCCAGAATACATCGACAAGATTGTTTTGATGGTTCGCCATCCTTGGGCAGTCGCCAACAGTCAACGGAATCTATCGCTCAACATGCCGTTCGCCAAAGCGAGGAACAAAGATATTGGAAACGTCAGCCCCAACATGTACATCAATGTGACTGTTGCGGTCAGTCGTTGGATATTGGCAAACCAACCCCAACTGTTGATTGTCAATTATGACGATTTAATTTCATCGCCAGACAGAACCATCAAGACGCTTTCTGATTTTGTAGGCGATGGCGATTGGGGCGAGGCTCAAAAAGTTATTCAGCAGAAATACAACCGCAGCGAGCCGACGCGGGTTGATGACCAAAAGCATTGGGATACAGCCTTGGAGATTCACGAACATTTCAAGGTAGGCGACTGGCAAGGCGTTAGCGCGATAGGCGACAGGATCAAGGAAGAAGCGAAAGATACATCCCCCATCCGTTTTCATTGTCCGCGTTGGGGCGGGCAAGTTGGCAACGACTTTTGCACCTCATGCCGGAGTGACGACGCCTCGTTCAAGGACAACCTCAAGAGTGCGTCGGTCAGGCGAAATATTGACTGGTCAGCAGAGCCTTGCCTCTGGGAGTGCGGGATGAACCCAGATAGAGATACCTATACACCTTTGACAATAAAAGAAAGTATTGCGAAGAATCATTGGAAAGATGATAATATGAAAATACGAACAATACAAAAGCAAGACATACTAGACAAGCCCTACGCAAAGGATGTTGTGGCGTCCTCGGTCGGCGAAACAGAAGACGCCTACATCTTAACTGTCCAGAAGTTCGAATCGCTTGTAGAAAAATACGGCGTCACCAGCGGGACCGCCAGTATTAAGAAGGACAAGCCTGTAAAGAAGACTAAGAAAAAGAAGTGCAGTAGTTGCTCAAGAGCAAAGAAGGGGAAGTAATGACATCTGTAGCAGTCGTCTATTCCAACAAGAGCAAAGGCATGGTCAACGCCCTCAAGCGATGCAACGCCGCTACCGCTCTCTATGGTTTTGGTGTAGCCTACCACCAAATAGATAAGCGACACGAGTTACCCGATGCGGACCTTATCGTCCTTGACGGCTACCTCGCTACAGACTTTGCATTAGACCACTACGCCGGCAAGCCGCTCGCTATCCTTGAGAAGGCAGACTCAGCCTCAGTATTCTTTAGAGACGTTCTCAAAGATACAAGAGTTGACTACTTCATCAAGGTCTCAAAGTTACACCCTGAGTTTGAGAATCACCGCAATTATAGGTTCGAGGACATGATGAGCGGAGGAGATCCGGATGCGGAGGAGAAACTCAATGTCCTCAGCGATCAAGACCTTAAGAAGGTAGTCTGCGGACCATCCTTTTTTGCATACAACGCTCTTGAGTCCTGGCAAGAACTCAGCGGACTGTTTGACAAAGAGAGGCATGTAGATGTGCATTGCGTGTGTTCCACAGAGAAGTATTCTAAACCTATACAGTCCATGAGGCGACTTGCGATTAAGAAGATTGCAAATATGAAAGGCGTCAAGTCTATTACAGGCGAAAATAAGATCTATTCCAATGCGGTCTATAGGGAACAGATGATAGACTCTAAGATCGTTGTCGCCCCTTTCGGCAATGGGTACATGAGTTACCGAATGGCAGAGGCTATGCTTGCAGGGGCTATCCTTATCGCTCCCTCATGCAACTTCGCAGAGGCAGCCGGCGACCCGCTGAGAGACTTCGAAACATACTTCCCGTGCGAGGGAGACTACAGCGATTTGGAAGAAACAATAACAGGCGTCTTGAACGGTTACGACGACCTGATAGAAATGAGAAAGGCGAGCCGTTTGCTCGCCCACAATCTATGGACCCCATACTTTGTCGCAAAGAACTTTAGCATTACGCTCAATAAATTGAGATACATACAGGAGCTTTAAAATGGAAAACGAAGACAAGATTAGAATCATAACGGCGGGATGCGCCCGCTTTAGAGACCCCATCAGTCTCAACCTGGAACAGGCCAAGCGTTTTGGTTACTCGACCACAACCTACGACCTCGGAAACCTCAATATAGAAGGCTCTATTTCTCACGAGATAGACTCAGCCGAGTTCAAAGCCAAGGGACGCTACTATAGGGTGCCGGGCGTAGGATATGCCTGTAAATCGATTCACAAAGGCGACATCATTGCAGACTGCTTAGCGACCAACCCCGATGACTTGTCTGTCTATATGGATGGCGATGCGATGATGATAAAAGACCTGGACGCTATCCCCGACCTGCTAGGCGACTGCGACATCGGCGTTACTATTCGTGACCCTGTTGACATGATACGCAGTCTCGGGAAGAACGACAAGATGCGGCGATTCTTGGGCTGTATCAATGCAGGTATTATTGTCTTCGCTCCAACAGAGAAGGCGAGAGAGTTTGTAAAGAATTGGTCAGCAATGATCGAAGCGTCTCAGTCTGACCAAAAGGCGCTCAATGAATTGATAAATCCTAAACTAAGAGAACTTAAGGTAGGGTTTGTTATCGAGACCAAGTATGGCAGGGTAAAATGTCTAGATGGTAAAGAGTACAACTACGGTTACTGGCCGCAAGAGCCAACAGAGGAAGTCCGCATCGTTCATGCCAAGGGTCTTCGCTTCCGTGGCTCCATGGATAGGCTCGCTGCCCTTACCCGAAACGAGCCCGTGCTCCCGTTCCGAGGATACGAGTCAGACTTCGAAGGCTTTTTCAGAGACATTCAGTGGGAAGACCATAGCATCAGCAACGTTGAAGCCTACTACTGGTGGGCGCTGATTGCTAAGTATAAGCCTGACGTTGTCTTGGAGTCCGGGATCTGCAAAGGTAGGTCTACTCACATCATAGCTGAAGCGTGTAAATTCTACAATATTCCCTACCATATTGCCCTTGAAAAAAGCCACGACCACGAGAAATATATACATGAGAAGTTCGCTGATTACGACATCGAGTTCCATTATGGGCGGAGCTCCGACGCTGTTGTAAAATCAATAGCACCAAAGATAAGTAAGTATCGAACGCTACTAATTGTTGATGGTCCCAAAGAATACAAACAGTCCATGCGTCTCTATCAGTCGTGCAAGCATCTCAACATCGTAGGTATTGGCGTTCACGACTGTTCTTCTGCCGGCGGCTGTCAGAAAGCGTTAGCAGACGCTCGCTCAAAATACTGGCCACGAGCGGCTATGAGCGTTACCCACCGCAAGACCAATGCTGGGCTGTATCAGTTCAACGAACCCATCCAGAGCGACCTGGATGCTGCATATGAGGTATCTAAGGCATCCTGGTCTCAGAAGGTGGGGAAAGAGATAACGGTCAAGGACTATAGCGTGTATTTGTCGATGGTTGGCATCTGCGAGATTGAAGGCAAGTGACCCCCTGTTTTAACGTAAGCTCCTTTGACAGGGAATCAGGTCATGCGGCGTCGTTTTCTTAGGATTCGGCGTCGTTTTCTTTCAGCCTCGCTGCCTTCTTCTTGATCCTTGCAATGGCGTTATCGACAGTTTTGTAATCAATAGTTTTTGTCGTAAAGAACGCTGAATCTTCGGGATGGTCTTGTATGTATAATGTTACCGAAGACGCAACATTATCATAGTTCTTCGTCTTCATGTAGTTAAGCAATATGACCAACTCAAGAACCGAACATACATCGCAAAGAGCAGACATCGTGTTCTTGTGCGACTCAAGAGTCGCCATCTTATTTAGCGTATCATCGTCGTGCCATTCAGCCCCTTTGAAATCCTGCATCGTTTCGCCAGATTTCGCCACATGATTACTCACGACAGAATACATCGCTTTATGTTTCATGGTTTGTAGGTGGGTTCCCCTCGTAATAAGGACAGACTTGGCGATGGCATACAGGTATCCGCCATATGCTCCGATTTCAGGGTTGTAGCGACCCTTCGTTAACAACTTTTGCATAACGATTGTCATCTCTCCTAGCAGGTCGTCAGGCGTCCACCCTTGAGCCTGCCATCCGAAATGCTTAAAGCAGCCTCCTAGTATCTTCTTGCTGGCGATCATCAGTTCCCCGAGGATGGCAGGATCCAGTGTATCCATGTACCTAACAGCGAGAGCGTTTAGTATCCTATCTCGTTCTGCGTATTTAGCCATGCCCATCCCTTACCTTTCTATACATATATCGACATACCTTTGACTATCACGGAAAAGCCCCGACATCTGTATATTACAAACAGACGCCGGGGCAATAAATCAAGGATTAGTCATAATAATCGCGTCGTGGAAACCCAACAGCTTTAGCGTTGGGAGGAAACGACGTACCTCCAACTGTTAAAACTTCTAAATTCACAATCAACTACTTTAGCTGATTGAGTCAGCCTCTTACCAGTCTCCAAACAATGAAGACTTATAAACCCTCTCATCTGACCACCGACATAACATAAACCTCGCTTTGCATGTCTAACTAGACTACCTCGTTTAAATCCCAAACTCCTAGTGCTACCGTAAGGGCGGCGGTTGCCGCCTTTGCTAAACTGGAATACATGCAACTGTCTACGATGGAACCTGAGAGGAAATAACCTGATAATCTGCTTGTTCTCTGGCAAAGAATGACCGCCTACGGCGGCATTCGCAAGAACCCAACTATCAACATTGTGACACTCAAATTTGTCAGCTAACTTAGACTTAGATTTCTTCAATCCTAATTGATCTCTTAACTCTTTTGTCTCGTATCCCTGTCTAGTCTCTACCTCTCCAAGCCTACTTAACTCTTTATAGAACCAGTTCTTTCCGACCTCAAGCGGAGAGAAAGACTTGTTCCACTTCTTTGCTCCTTTCAAGGTTCTAGCCTTGATGTCTTCAACTATGAACTTAGTGATTGGAAACATCTTACACAGCCAAGAGCAGACCCTCAGCTTCAGTTGCCATCTGGATTTCGTG